TGTACCTCACCCGCACCTTCGGCCGCTGGCAGATCGAACTGCACCAGCGGGCGATCCACCTGACCCGACAACCCGACCCGCGCTGCCCGGACTGCCGCGGCTCGCAAGGCGGATGGATGCCGCACCGTCTCGGCACCGACTGGGACGAATGCGCCTGCCTCGACCAGCTCCGCACCTGGCGACTACCCCTCTGGCCCGGACGGGCCACCACCGGACAGGAGTACCCGTTTTGAGCCCCCTCGCCTGCAAATGCGGGAACACCGCCGGGCCGTTCACCGCCGACGGCCGCTGCGAAGACTGCGCCGACGCCGACACCAGCAAGGACAGCGAATGACCACCACCATCGAGCCCGACGAGCTTGCAGCCCGCATCGAGCAGCTCGAAGGCGAGCTCGACGAGCTGGAGACGAAGCTCGCCGAGGTCACCGAAGAGCGCGACGACCTGAAGCGGGAGAACGAGGAGCTCGCCGAGAAGGTCGACACCGCCAAGGACTTGGTAGAGGAACTGGCTCGGGGGTTGAACTGATGACCACCATCCAGCCTTCACCGCCCGCCGGCCGCCTGATCGGCACCTTCGAGCCTGGCAGCGACAAATGGCACGCGGCCCGCGCCAACGGAATCGGCGGCTCTGAGATCTCCGCCGTACTCGGCCTCAGCCCTCACGAGTCCCGGTTCTCCCTATGGCACCGCAAGCAGGGCAACATCGGGCCCGTTCAGGAGACCCCGGAAATGTACTGGGGCAAGAAGCACGAACCGACGATCTGCGCCGAGTTCACCGAACGCCACCCCGAACTCCTCGTCCTTCCGGCCGGCACCTACGCGGCCGACGACGTGCCGTGGTGGATCGCCAACCCCGACCGGCTCGGCTTCACCGCCGACGGCGACCTCGAAGTGATCGAGGCAAAGACCGCCTACGACGACTTCGAGTGGGGCGACGAAGGCACCGACCAGATCCCCGTCCATTACAAGGCGCAGGTCCGCTGGTACTGCCGAGCCCTCGGCGCCCGCCGCGCCCGCGTCGCTGTCCTCTTCGGCCTGTCCGACTACCGCGAGTACGTCGTCGAACCCGACGACGAAGACGCCCACCTCATGTACGTGGCGGGCCAGGAGTTTATGGACTCCCTCGCCGCAGGCCAGGCGCCTCCCATCGACGGGCACGCCGCGACCTTCCAGGCCGTGAAGGAAATCCCCGACGGGATGGTCGACGTGGACGTCCCCATCGACCCCGCACTCCGCGACCGGTACTTCGCCTCCCTGGCCGCATTCAAGGCCGCAGAGGAAGAGAAGCGCTGCGCCTCCGGCCTGGTCCTCGACCAGATCGCTGACGGCCGCCGTGCCGTCGTCGGCAGCGACAGGGTCGCCACCCGCACCGTCCGCAACGGCAAGACCTACTCCCTTCAGCCCGCACGAAACAGGAGCACCACCGCATGACCGAACAGTCCGTCTCCAACGCCGTCGCCGTCCGCGAAACCGGGCCGGCCGCCATGGTCGAGCAGTACCGCGAAACCCTCGCCCTCGTCATGCCCAGCCACCTCCAGCAGCGCGTCGGCGCCTGGATCCGCTCCACCCAGGGGCTCCTGCGCCGCGACCCCAAGCTGATGGAGGCCGCCGGGAACGACGTCGGCCAGTTCATCGCCGTCCTCATGGACGCCGGGCGCCTCGGCCTCGAACCCGGAACCGAGCAGTACTACCTGGTCCCGCGCTGGAACAAGAGGAAGCGCTGCACCGAGATCACCGGAGTGCGCGGCTACCAGGGCGAGATCGAGCTCATGTACCGGGCCGGCGCCATCTCTTCGGTGATCGTCGAAGTCGTCTACAGCAACGACAAGTTCCAGTTCCAGCCCGGTCGCGACGAACGCCCCGTCCACGACATCGACTGGGACGCCGAAGACCGTGGCGAACTTCGCCTCGTCTACGCCTACGCCGTCATGAAGGACGGCGCCACAAGCAAGGTCGTCGTCCTCAACAAGGGCCACATCGCCAAGGCCCGCGCCAAGTCCGACAGCGCGAACGGCAAGTACCCGGAGCGCTCACCGTGGAACACGGACGAGGAAGCCATGTGGCTCAAGACCGGAGCCCACCGCCTCGCCAAGTGGGTGCCGACCTCCGCCGAGTACATGCGCGAGCAGCTGCGCGCCCAGGTCGCCGTGGACAGCGAGATGCGCCCCGACCCGCTGCCGCCGACCGTCCCCGTCCCGGCTCCCGGGACCGTCGACTCCGACTACGACGAGGGCCCCGTCGAGGCCGAACTCCTCGACGACTAGCCCGCACACCGGAGGCCGGCCCGCGGGAATCGGGCCGGCCCCTCGACCAGAACACCACAGCCTGAAGGAGCCCGCCATGGCCCGCCGCCTCACCCCTGCTGAACGTCTCGCCACCGCCGAAAAGGATCTCCTGCTGGAGGAGATAGCCGACCAGTCCTCCTGGGATCAGTTCATCGTCGAGCAGGCCGTCTTCCACTTCGGCCAGCGCCACACCGAATGGTCCTGCAACGACCTCCGCGACGTCCTCCCCGAGCTCGGCCAGGGCTTCCTCGGCGCCGCCATCAACAGCCTGCGCACCGGCGGGATCATCGAGCACACCAACCGCATGGTGCCGTCCACGCAGGCCAACACGCACGCCCACCGGATCGCCGTCTGGCGGCTCACCGACAAGGGCCGCGCCATCGCTGCCCAGCGTCAGGCCGCCCGCAACGAGCAGCGGAAGGCGGCAGCGTGATGGATAAGCCCGCCGAGTTCCTCGTCATGAACCTCGATGGAGGCGGTCACCGCGTCCGCCTCGACCGGCTCGCCGACGGCCGGATCATGTGCCAGCTCTGCTTCGGGCACTTCCACATCGCCGACCTCAACCCTGTTGACGGCGGCGTGGAGGACGTCTGCAAGCCGTGCGCCCGCGTCGAGTACCTGCGCGGCGTCGACGCCCACATCACGCACGGAACGAAGTACCACACGGACACGACCTGTCCCCGCATGATCCACGGCGAGGAGCTGCACGACTGCGAAGGCGACGACTATGGCGGCTGGTTCAGCGCCGGGTCCTATCGCATCGCCAGCAACATCCATGACGCGATCATGCGGGGGAAGCTGCCCTGCCTCGGCTGCGTCCCGGCCAATCTCCGCGCCTTCCCGCCGCTGTACGGCCAGACCTTCGGCCACCAGCCGGTCGAGGTGTGGGGCGAGCAGTGCTGCGCTACCTGCCGGGACCGCGGCGTCGACGAGCACGGCGACCCGTGGGTCCACCCGACGATCTGGCCCTGCACGAGCGCGGTCGTCCTCGGCCTCGCGCCGCGAGCGGAGGCAGCGTGATGGACCGCCTCAACCACGCCAACTTGATCTGGGCATACCTCGGTCTCGTCGCCTCCAGTGGGCTCGGAGTCCTCATCGGCTGGCTGTGCAGCAAGCCCTGGAGGCGGACGTGAGGGACATCGCCGCCACCTGGCTGAACGCCTTCGTGTGGGCCGAGACCGGCGCCGCGATCCTCGTCGCCGCCTGGTGCTTCCTCGCCCTCGGCATCGCCGCCTACGTGCTCCACCGCGCCACCCGCTGGGCGTTCAGCCGGGCCCGCCACCGCACCGACCTCGCCCGCATGCGGCGACGCCCCGCACCCCCACGGACCGCCAGCGAGCAAGCAGTCCTCGACTACCTCACCATCCGCACCGCATGGAACCAGCCCACACGAGAGGAGGCCGGACGATGACCGGCACCGACCGCCAGCCGCCCCACCACGAGACGCTCACCTGCTACACCGACTACAGCTGCCGACTCCCCGGATGCGTCGACCGCTACAACGCCTGGTGCCGCGACCGCGACCGTGCTATCGCCGACGGCACCTGGGAGCCCCTCCTCGACGCCGCACCCATCCGGCAGCACCTCCTCGCCCTGCACGCCGCGGGCATCACCATCTACCGGGTTGCCGCCCTCACTGGCCTCACCTACAAGTCGGTCCGCAGCTTCACTCAGCACGACTACGGCAACGCCGCCCCCCGCCGCTACCGCGTCACCCGCGAAGTCGCCGCCAAGATCCTCGCCATCAACACCGAGGACCACACGCCGGGCCTCATCAACCCGATCGGCAGCCAACGCCGCTTCCAAGCCCTTGTCGCGATCGGCTGGCCCACCCTCCACATCGCCCCCCGGGCCGGCATCCACCCCTCCAACCGCACCACGATCTTCAACGCCCCGACGATGCGCGCCAGCACCGCACAGCGCATCGCCGAGACCTACGACGAGATGCGGCATCAGCGGCCCGCCCGCCACGGCATCAGCGCCACCAGCATCAAGCGTGCCAAGAAGCAGGCCGCCGACCGTCGTTGGCCCCCGCCGAAATACTGGGACGAAGTCGGCGCCATCGACGACGAGCACTTCGAGCCGCTGTATGGCGTCACCCGCCGGGAGCTGATCGCCCAAGACGCCAACTGGATCATGCGGACCGCAGGCCTCACCAAGGCCGCTGCCGCGGAACGACTCGGCGTCGACAAGTCCTACGTCGACCACGCGTTCCGCGACCACCCCGAGTACGCGATCGAGGTGGCGGCGTGATTACCCAACCGCAGCTGACCGTCCACGGGTTCGCCGGCATCGGCTGGTCCGAGGCCCTGTCGGCCGACGCCAACGAGGTCGGCCTGGAGCTCGACGAGGCGGCCTGCCGCACCCGCATCGGCGCCGGGCATTCGACGATCCGCTGCGACGTCACCCAGTACCCGACATGGGTCTTCAAGGGCTACACCGTCGACAAGATCGACAGCCCGCCGTGCCCCGGCTTCGGCAAGAGCGGCAAGAAGCTCGGACTCCTCGACCTGCCGCTCGTCCACCAGGCCATCGAAGACCTGTCCCGCGGGAAGGACACCCGGGCCGCAATCGGCGCCGTCTGCCGGGACGAGCGGTCCATCCTCACCGCGGAACCGATGCGGTGGCACTACGACCTGCAGCCGCAGCGCATTGCCATGGAGCAGGTGCCCAGCGTCCTGCCCGTCTGGGAGCAGTACGCGGAGATCCTCCGCCGGTGGGGCTACAGCGCCGTCACCGGCGTGCTCGACGCCGCGGACTACGGGCTCGGGCAGACCCGGAAGCGGGCCGTCCTCATAGCCTCCCGCCTCGCCGACGTCGCGCTGCCGATGCCCACCCACGGCGGGCTCGGCCAGCCGCCACAGACCGCCATGGCCGACGTCATCGGCTGGGGCTACACCCAGCGCCCGGCGCCCACCGTCACCGGCGGCGGGACGGCCACCGGGGGAGCGGAGCCGTTCGGCAACGGGACCCGGCAGGCCATGAAGAAGGTCATCGGGACGCCGCTGTGGCGCGACCGGGAACTCCCGCACCTGCGGCCGACCATCGCCGAATGCGCGGCACTCCAAGGATTCCGGCCGGACCTCGAGTTCCACGGACGCGCCGGCCAGAGATACCTCGCCGTCGGCAACGCCGTCGCCGTCCCGTTCGCCGCGGCGGTGCTCGAAGCCGCCGGGATCCTCCGGCGCGAGACCCGGCTGGCGGTGGCCGCGTGAAGGAAGGCCCCCGCTGCCGGTGCGGCCACGACTGGATCGGCCACCACATCGCCGCCCCACACCCCTGCAAAACCTGCCCCCGCTGCACCAGTTGGCGC